CTGTTCTGGGCACTGGATTTTAACGTGGACCCAATGTGCTCCGTGATCGTCCAGCGGGACGGCGATGAAATCCGCGTGCTGGATGAAATCGTGCTTCGGAGGGCCAGCACTCTGGAGGCGTGCCAGGAATTTCGCACGCGCTTCCCGAATCATCAAGCGGGGCTGGTGGTGTACGGGGACGCCTCGGGCGCCAGGCGGCAGACCGCCGGCACGACGGATTACAAGATTGTTTCGGAGTTCCTGCGGCGGGAGGGCTACGAGCGAGCGCGATTTAAGGTGCCGGCCAGCAATCCACCTGTTCGCGAACGAGTTGAATTAGTAAATTCAAAGTTACTGTCGGCAGGCGGCGACAGTTTTCTGACCGTCTCGCCGCGGTGTAAGGACTTGATCGCCGACTTCGAGGAAGTGGTGTACATACCTGACAGCGTGAGGATCGACAAAGATAAGGATCCGAGGAGGACCCATCTCTCGGATGCGCTCGGGTATCTCCTGTGGCAGGAGTTCCGGGATCAACCCGTTTTTGGAGAGCAAGCCAAGCGGCTGTTTTGGTAGACCGACACACAGAAAAGAAATGAGGAGTTAAGGCGTGTTTGACATAAATCGCGAGCATCCGGATTACGCAGGCAAAAAGGCGCTGTGGAGACAATACCAGGACATGTACGTCGGCGGAGAACACTTTCGCTGCAACGCGGACCGCTATTTAATCCGGCGCCAAAAGGAGCCGGCCGACGTGTACGGAGAACGGTTGATCCGGGTTTTCTACGAGAACTACATCGGATCGATTATCGATTGGTACACGGCGACGTTATTCCGGCGCGAACCTTTCTACTCCTTCGAAGGATTCAACGACCCGGCGCGGCAATTCTTCACCACCTTTACGGAGGATTGCGATCTCAAGGGAACGAACTTGACAGAGTTCTTCCGGGCTCGCTTCATCCAGGCGCTCATCTTTGGAAAGAGTCATATATTAACCGACTTTCCACCATGGGCGCCTGCCGTAAACCGCGCGGAAGAGGATCAGCGCGGCACATCGCGCGCTTACCTGGTTGGATATTCCGCCGAGGATCTCATCAACTGGAGTTACGACGAGCACGGAAATTACGAATGGGTGGTGCTGAGGACCACCGGTTTGCGCAAGCCGAACATCGAGGACGCGAACTGGTCGCGAGAGACGCGATGGGCGTATTACGACCGGGAGAACTATCGGATCTACGAGCGAACGGGAGAGACCGAAAGTCAGGGTGAGGTGCGCTTAACGGCGTCCGGGCGTCACGGTCTGGCTCGCAATCAACGGGTGCCTTTGTTCGATCTGGAGGTGTCCGAGGGGCAGTGGCTGATGAATCGCGCGGGGCTTTTGCAACTAGAGCATTTCAACAAGTCGAACGCGCTGGCCTGGGCTCTAACCATGGGGTTATTCGCGATGCCGGTGATCTATTCGGAGCGGGACTGGAACCAGATCATGGGTGAGTCCTACTACGTCCAACTGGGACCGCAGGATAAGTTTGGGTGGACGGAGCCGGAAGGAAAGGTGTTCGACATCGCCGGCCAGAACCTGACAAGGCTGCAAGGCGAGATCTACCGGGTGTGTTACCTCAATCAGGTGGGCGGGGACTTGGGCAGTAGCCGCGGCCAATCGGGGCTGAGCAAACAACGGGATTTTGCGATCACCAACGAGGTTTTGCGGGCTTACGGGGATGAAGTAAAAGAGACCATGACCCGGGTTCTCAGTGCCATTAACCTGGCTCGGGAGGATGGTCTGCAAATCGACGTCTCGGGCATGGATGAGTTCGATATTGGGGACTTTTCCACGGAGCTCGCAGACGCGCAGGGACTTTTGGGAATGGGGCTGGATTCCCCCACCCTTAAGAAGCAGATTTTTAAGAAGCTCGCGTTGAAGTATTTGTGCGATGTGAGGCAGGAAATTAAAGATCAGATCGTGCGCGAGTTGGACGCCGCGTAGGCGTCCGATACAAACAGATTCCACAACTAGCTGGACAGGCCTGGAGGCCGGTCCTATACCGAAGGAGAGCTATGGAAGATCAGAAGCTTGACGGAGCGGATTTGCGCTCGGTCATTCGAGGAGCGATTGAGGAGTTCGTCCGGGCGGAGCAAAACAAGGCGGAGCCGGCGTATAAGACCGAGTTGCTGGAGGAGCGCAAGCGCCGGGAGCAACTGGAGCAGCGCATGAACGAATTAATTCATGAAAATCAGCGGTCCCGCAAAGCGGCCGAAGAGGCTGAACGAGGTTCGGCGATCCGGGCGGAACTGCAGAAACTGGGAGTTGCCAAAGTCGATCTCGCCTACCGTGTGGTGCGCGACGACATCCTGCGCAGCGAAGATGGCCGGTTTGTGGCGAAGACCGAAAACGGCCCTCAATCCATGAAGGAATACCTGTCGCAGTTCGTCAATGAAAACCCGGAGCTACTTCCAGCGCGTATATCCGGCGGCTCAGGTATGGGATCGGTGCAAAAGCAAGCGCCGAGCGGCGGTGGATTCGATCTGGACAAGATTCGACCGGGCATGAGTCCGGAAGATCTGGAACGAGCACGCCAGGAGATCTCGCGGTTTGCCAGTCAGGCGCTGCGAGGTCAGTAGAGAGCTGGATTCAGAAAGAAGAGACAAAGGAAAGATAAATGCCATCAATTACATCAGCAAATGTAGCGAATGCGATTGTCAAACTGGTAGCCGTCGACGCGTTGCCCGCACTTATGGGCAACCTGGTCATGGGCAATTTGGTGAATCGCGACTATGAGCCGACGTTAGCGCAGGCTGGGGACACGGTCAACGTTCCGATTCCTCCCGTGCTTGTAGCGAATAACATCGCCGAAGGCGGGACCGTGCAGACGCAGAACCCGAACATCGGTAATGCGCAGATTGTTCTCAACACTCACCTGGAAGCCTCCTTCCAAATCCCGGATGTGACCAAGGTCTTGGCGGTTCCCGACCTACTGAAGCTGTATATGCAACCCGCGGTGGTTGCGCTGGCGCAACAGATTGAGACCAGTCTGCTGTCGTTGTACTCGCAATTTACTGCGAACACACCCGTGGGAACGACGGCGACGCCGTTGACCGAAGAGGTGATCGACGCGGCTGAAACCGCGTTGTTCTCAGCGATGGTTCCCCCCAGCGCCAACAAGTACCTGGTGGTGGACTCCAACTCATACTCGGCTCTGCGCCAGATTCCCCGGTTCAGCGAATTCTATACCGCGGGCGAAGCGGGCTTGAAAGCTTTGATCGACGGCACCGTCGGCAAGATGAAAGACTTCTACATCTTCCGGTCGCAGTTCATTCCGTACACCGGCAGCGGTCCGGTGACTACACACAACCTGGCCTTCACGAAGGATGCCATCGGTCTGGTAGTTCGGCGATTGCCGCAGCCACTGCCCGGCACCGGAGCCATCGCCGAATATGCGGAGATGGGGAACTTCGGTTTGCGAGTGGTGATGAGCTACCAGCCGAATACGCTGGCGCAACAGTTCACAGTGGATGTTCTGTACGGCTGCGCGGTTCTGCGCAACGGTTTCGCCGTCCAGGTGAATAGCTAACTTCAGGCGTACAAACGGAAGGCCCGCGGCAATGGCCGCGGGCCTTCGCTCAATAGAGAGGAACCCATGGACTTGAGAAATTTCTATCAAAAGATGCGTAAGTTGGAAAGCCAGATTCCGGATGCGCACGTAGTAGTGGTGAGTCTGGAGACGTCCGACGGCGGTAAAGCCGGAAGGATGACAGAGGTAAAGCGGGAAACTGCCGCACGCCTGATCACCGAAGGCCGAGCCCTGCTGGCCGGCGCCGAGGAAGCGGTTGAATTCCGCAAGACGCTGCGGCCCTCCCCTCGCGAAGCAACTTCCGGCCTGGGTATCAAAGCGCTGGACGAAGCCGTGCTGAAGGCGATGAAAGAAACTCTGCGGACGCTTCAGGAATAAGAGACCCGACGCCATGGCGCTATTTAACGACGGAGAAATTAATACTCTACAGGATCTGCAACAGTACGAAAGCAGCCTTATGAATGTCGCCAGCGTGGAGCAGATCGATCTGGGCGGCAAGCTGGCGCTGGCCGCGGACGAGATCGCGGCCGATCTACTAAATTATCTGCTCAAGCAAACTCCACGCGATCTTAGCAATCTTGTCTTCGTCTTTCAAACCGTGTCCGCGCGAAGGGTTCTGGGGACTTCCGACGTCGTGGTGACAGATTCGGTTAAGCGCTGGCATGCGCTAAAGTCGATCGAGCTGGTTTACGAAGACGCCTACAACAATCAGTTGAACGACCGGTACCA